GATATTTACCGCTCCCGATGTAGTACTTAAATCACCAACATCGCTTGGCATTGGACGATAATAGAAATTAGTTATGTGGGGTTCCCCTGAATTATTAAGCTGGTCTGCTGCTTCTTGTATCGTTAGTCCGGATAACCCGTTAGTAAACGTAACACCAACCGGATATGGATAAGTGCTGTTTCCTGTACTGATCTTAACATGATCACCTGGTACAAGAGTATGTAACTCATATCCTCCCAGCCAATCATTATTAAACTCAAAATCATACCAGCTATGTGCATACCCATTTTCCCATGTGGTATTATTAAATACCTCCCAGTTTAATCTTTTAGTTCCCCAATACTTAAGATTTGCATTAGGTTGATCTGGATCATTCTCTGACCAATAAACATAGGTATCAGTTGGACTTACTCCATTGGACAATACGCTGTCGGCAGAAACTGGCACTAGTGATCCGGTTAATGTTGATCCCAGTAACACACCATTTTGGTTGGCTCCTAGCTCATTTGGTGCTGATATAGTAACAGTAACAGGATCAGCAGCAGGATTTAAACAAGAAGCAAAGTAATCTGGATATGTTCTGAATGAATTTACTGCTGATGTTATTTCATTGGCAGTATTATATAGGGTATCTCCAGTTTCAGCAGTTCCTATAAGTCTTCCTCCAGCGTAAATAGTTATGCTACCCGCTCCACCAAATTGCTGATTAGTATACACCAAGGCATCGGTAACATATCTATTAACGGGTGATGTCTCCAATATTATCCCATTAAATGTTGAATTTAGAGCTATTGGTATTCTAAATGTATTTGTTGATCCATCAAGTATAGCTAGCCATCTTCCATTAAGTTGTGGTACAGTACCCGACACATTTACCTCATCACCATCAACTAGTCCATGAGGTGTAGCCGTAGATATGGTTGCGTATCCATATACGGAAGAACCAGTACCTCCTATCTGAAGCGAATATATTTCCGATATATTAGTTACAGTCTGGGTAAACGTAATAGATCCAGCAGCACCAATCGGCGATGTATTAACTTTAACATAGAGACTCTGACCCTCCACCGATTAATTACCATATGTTGCAAAATCAAGTATTTCTCGGGGTATCGATTTCTCTAGTATTTCTATACTTTCACCCTCCGCAGGATATTCCCAAATTGAATTATAATCACCCCATCCCCTATCAACATTGTCCCATAGATAATTCTCAACCTCTCTAAATCTTGTCCACGAATCAATATCAACAGTTTTTGGTTGAACCGTAATTACTCCATTCTTAATTATTGTTGTCTTAGCATTAAATGCATCATAGATGTTGCATATGACCTGATAATCACCCGTATAGGGTAAGAAGTGAGCGAGCTTATAAAAGTCCGTTATTGGACCTCTAAAATCAAAATGGTATGGTGTTCCGTTTTGAGTAGCTGCCTTATTAAGAATCCACTCGATTTCCAGCATATTGGAAAAATCTATAACGTCCCAGGTAAGTAGATTATAGATTTGAATAGATGAATATAATTCTGCCTCGCCCACAGATACGGAAAAGCTATAAGGTGGATCGAGCATAACAGAATATGTTCCTGTTGAATAGCTTACCGCATCAACAGTACCAAAAAGTCCATTATAGAATGCGGTTTCATTCTTAAATTGGACCCTATCTCCAACCTTAAATGTTGGTATCATTAAGGCATTCCAATCTATATTAAGCTCGTTCCATTGCCATCTATCCAGTATCAATTCCAGTATAACAGGCATCCCTATCGGGAGCTGATATGGTTGACCTGTATTAGGATCGATATAAGCCACAGGATCAAATCTATCGTCACCAAGTTCTATGATATCACCGTTCTGTTTAAGATCGTAGAAATTTTTAATAGCTCCTAGAAGGGATGTATTCTGTGCAGGACTATAATTCTGCTGGGCATCCAGTGGATCTATTATATTTCCAAGATCGGATATTGCCGGGGTAAGCACATTGATAACACCTTTTAATAATAGGGGGTTGTTGGATGAGTAATAATAAACCGGAGTTGTTTGTTGAGGCTCAATATACCAAGAAACCGAATTTCCGCCAGAAGCACCGTTATTTAATATCCCAAGTGGATCAACTTGAGTTAGCAATGGATCAGTAGTTATTATAAAGTCATAGCCATAGCTTCCACTATCAATAACATCAAATTCGTATGTATTCCCTGCAGTTAATGTTATTGTTGGGTTATATCCCGTAACACCGCACGGTAATGTGTTGGAGAAAGAAATAGCGCTACCAGTACCACCAATAAAATCAACACTCGTCTTATAATAGTTATTATATGAGCTTGGTGTTTGTATACCCGTTGTTAGATTTCTGGTAGAAAAATTTCTAAGATCCTCTATAAACCCCATGTCAGGATTGGGATAGAAATCGAAATCGAATCCCGATTCGATATCAAATCTTTCCATGACATCAGTCCAAGAACGTGTATTATAGATGCTAAAATATACGCCCTCCCCAGTTATATCAATTATTCTTGCATTTAGCGGAAGATAGTCTCTCTTTAATCTTTCCTTTAAAGCAAATATCTTTATTAGAACCTCCTCCTGAGTGAATTTAAAGGCATCTATGACAACAGGATAACCAAACTCATCTATACCATCAGTAGGTTTATTTAGATCATAATAGAGACCAAATAGGGATGTTTTTTTATAAGTCCGACTAGGTATTAATGAATCCTCTGAGGTAACGCTAAGAACATAATTTCCTTTATTATCGGGTCCATATGTTTGTGTTAGTTTATATTTACCTGAATTCTCATTGTCCAAAACGTCTCCAACCTGATAGCTCTGACTGTATCCTTTTGATTGCTGCGATTTTATTGCATTGATAAAAGTCTGATTCTGTTGTAACGGGGATTCTAATTTTAGGCTTTTATAGTTTAGATTTAGCCAATATTCCTTTATTCTTAAATCCTGATAACCAAAAAACTTAAGAGCATTAATAAGACCCTTATAACTTCCTATATACGGGAATATATCCTCGCCGGTAACTAATAGCTCCTTTCTTTTCTCATTAATCTCTAAAAAGTTTGCATTGGGCTCGGCTGGATCATGATCTCTAAGTATCACGGAGTCACTCTTGTAGAATGCACGGCCTAGGTTTTCAAGAAGAACACTAAATCTTTCATCCTCGCTAACAATCTCAGCATAATAATCTACCTCCAGCACTTTTTCAGGAGTCTATATAGACAGGAATGACAAGGTTGGGATAACTAACTATTAATGGTTGTCCATCACCTCCAGCTAGCTCATCCTGTATGGCATACGTAAATATAATTTCACTTACATCAGTCTCACCATAATTATCATTAGCCCATCTTGTTCTCCACCTAGGAGATCCGGTTGCTCCGGTTGCTCCTGTCTGGGGTAAACCATATTGGTTACCTGATGGTGTAGCAAATTCCTGTACTACGAATATCTGCTCATTCTCATATAATCCAGCAGAAACGGGTTCAAAATATATGTTTCCCTTAAAATATCCACCTGGTCTTTTATCATAGGCTGTTGTAAAGTATATCTGATTTCCCGGACTTATTATTTTTTGCCCTTCATAATCATTTTCATCGACAATAACATAAACTGTTCCACTGATTATAAATGTAGAAAATACCTTCCATCTAAAATTTTGCTGCCCTGCTACCTCTCCACTTAAATATACATCAGCACCTTTCAATAGGAAATCCGAAGCTTCGCTGACCCATGCAGTTAGATCAAAGCCATTAAGATCATTGATATTCAGCTCTATCGAATATTGTGTACCTACATCAGTTATGTGGATATCACCAGCATTGGCAGAACCAGATACTGATGTGATGTATGTGAATTTAGAATCCAATGGAGTTGGCCCAGTAGGTCCGATATAATCGAAATTTAATGGGTTACCCTCTTTGTTGAAAAAATTAAGTCTTACGTTTGCCATCTTAAATTAAAAAACCCTTCTATTATTCTTCTTAACCGTGTAGTTAAAGAAATTCTTTATCTGCTTTGTAGTTTCTATTAATCCATAAACTACTCTCTCAAAATAACTAAGAATTCCTTCTTTTACTGGATCTCTAAAAATAACATTGGATAGTGATCTCTTCATGATCTGATGTTGATAATCAAATCCCTCATAGAGATTATTATTTATATTATCCCTTATGTCGTATATGTTCTGATTTGGATCAAATTCATAGTATCTTCTTTCTACTGATACTTTCGACATTTCTTTCATTATTTTTTTATAATCAGCAGAATTTGTACAAGGGGAAAAGCTATATTGTCCATTTGCATTAGTAATTACTGCTCTATATCCTGAGCATCCAATATTATAAGCACGCGATAAAGCTAAATCAGCACTCGGATAAACGTCCTTACTGTCATAGAAAGTCGTGTTGGTAGTCTTTGGTTTTATCCCACTAACAGTATAACTTATGGCTCCGTCTTCGTTACCAAAAAATGGTGAATAATTTTGCATGCCTTTTTATATTAGATTTAAGATCCCTGACTTATAATTTGTGCTTTAAGACCTGCACTCATATCGCTTCTGTAATTTCTAGGAACTATCGAAGCAATAGTTATATTAAGTGGTCCAGGTTTACCGTCAATGATGGATTCTGTGTATTGTGTACCATTTCTATCTGTCCATCCACCTCTTAATAACACCAATTCATTTCTTCCGATTATAATATCTCCAAATTGATCCATACCTATAACCTCATCCAACTGCTGTTGTGAAACATTAGTTAATCCCTTAATAGCTGTTTGATTTTCCTCGTTCTTTTGTCCAACAAAGAAGAATGATACCGTATCAACACCAGGTACACCTTCTATGATAGCAATGAAATCCGATTTTGGTATCTTGTCCCTTCTTTTAAGACCTATCATATAGTCGGATATGTTCTTTCTAATTGCTTGCTTAATTGTTGCAGGGTCTGATCCCTCGAATATTCCAAGTATGACATTTGCAACATATTTAGTTATTACGGGCTGAACAATCTTTATAACCGTAGTTGCGATCATAGATCCTGTTCCTTCTATTAGATTAATAACTTTAGCCTTTTGGTCCAGAGTAAGGAGAAAGCTTTGTGTATCGACATTGAAATAATCCTCATTCGAGGAAAGATTTAGCGTTATATCTGGAACCAGATATATGTAAACCACGTTATCATCATCCAAATAGTCATCGTCAAATGTTGAAAATGCATGTATCTGTGAAAATATACCTAGCTTATCTAAGAATATCTCATAATTTTGGGCATTAGCAAAAACAAAAGATCTACTAGTTTTTGGAGCGACTAACCTTATCAGGTTTGTTGTTTCCGGGTTTGTTCCAAATGAAGGGTCTATCTGATTCTTAATGTCAATATAAAGATTAAGATCTACCTCGGCGCCAAATAAATCAGTACCTGTACTAGAAAATTTATATGTTAGTGGGGTGTCCTTGGTTGAATTTGCATTACCACTTATTCCACTAGTCTGTAAATATTCGATTCTTATTCGTGCACCTCTTTGAGGAACCTTTCCAAAATTCGAATTACCAAAATAAACATCAAGCCCCTCTTGTATACCGGTTTTAACAAGGTAGCCCTTGCCATTTAGTGGTATGTCATATATTGAGTCATATCTTTTCCATTTTTCCTCATTAACATAAACATCGACATAAAATTGATCCTGGAATGCACCAGCACTAGATGGAAGATTAAAACTCTGTAAAGCTTGTCCGGTGCCTGTTACAACGGCATTTTCAAATGTTCCCTGAGCTAGCTTTGCTCTTAGTTCATTTCCCCTTATTAACGGAATTGTAACTTCAGGGCTTCCGAATCTCAATGAATAGATCTTGCCGTTCTGAAGACATCTGATTTGCGAATTATTTTTTATGATAACAGATCCACCACCAACATCTCCCTGTATTGTATTCCAAGATAATGTTACTTCACCTTGAGCTGCACTTGCACGTCCAGGGTCATATCCAGCAATTCTAGCTAAGCTTCGCACTGAATAGTCCCTAGTAGCTTCCTGCATATTCAATTCGGTGATCGAATCCTCAATAAAATACAGGATAAGTTGAGATAGGTTTTGAAGCACAAATAGTATTTGTCCCCAAGCGGATGCAACGGTAAAAACGTTTGCGGTCTGACTGTAAGTTGATTGCAAAAAGTTAAAAGTGTCATTTAGCAATCCGTTAATCAGGATGTTGTTCTTCTTAAATATATTCATTTCAATTTCTTATGTTAATCTTAATGATACTAATGGACTTAATTTTCCATCCTCCGGTATTTTAAAATCCAATGTAGCAATATCTCTTAGTGTACCAACGTAAAACTTAAGATCATATGTGCCATTGAGTGTAGCAAATAGAGGACAATAGATCTTCAGAAAAAAATCTAACTCCTTTCTTATACTGGATTCCGATAATTCAAGATTAAATATTAAATCCTCCAGATTTAAGCCAAATTTAGGATCACCTAAAACTTCACCCTTATTAGTAAGGAGTATCATTTTAAGTTGTCCCACGCAGATCTCAGTAGGATCTGTGGTCTCTAATTGATAAGGATTGTAATTTGGATCCTCTGGGTCTCTGTTATAAATCTCTCTCATGGAAAAGTTAATTTCCCATTATATATCGAGATTAATTCCATTGAAGGAAATAAGATGGAGTATTCTCACCGTTGATCATATCCATTACTTCCTGAAGTTCAGCTTCGCCCGTAGATCTTATGTCTGCAGCGTTTATTTGTACACCACCAGGAAGATTATAGTTGAATACACTAAGCATATTAGCTAGAGCAATTTTACACTTAGCAATACAATATCTAACGAAAAGTTCATCATCATACAGATATTCATCGAGTATTGCCACGTGACATCTAACAGATACGTCGGTACCACCAACTCCAAAACCTTGAGCTAGCTGTCCCTGTCCCTTACCTGATCTATTAGGATCTCTTCCGAGTATTGTTAAAAATTTTGTATTCTTGTTATATTTGAATGCAAATGTGTTTAATAAATATGCTTTTGCTAAATCAAAATATGAGTACATAACCGTTCTATAAACTAAGTTATCCCCAACAAAAGGTGATAGAAGAAGTTCAGATCCAAGAAGTTTAGAATCACCAAAGTCTCTATCAGGATTACCAGATATACCATATCCACCAAGTTCTCTTACATCAAAAACACCTATTATAGAATCTGGTAATTTTATTTGACGGGTTCTTTTAAACTCCTTATGCTGAAAAATATTATTTGCAAGAACAAAAACTCTCTCCTCCACTGCATACTGATAGTTGTCATAAAACCATGCTTTAGCTCTCTTTATGATTCTTTCAGTTTCTGCTGCATTAAGATTATAGGGTAACGCACAGCTAAAAGAAAGTGCGTCTGCTATTTCCTGTACTAATTCGTCTTGTGTCATTGCTTCTTATTTTTTTAGTAATTCATATTACCAAATTTGGGACTATTTAATCTATCATTAAGATCTTTTAGTCTCTTATCTGTAACGAATCTAAGCATTCTTTGGTCGTTTCGACTCTTTATCTGCATTGTTTCTTTGCTGATCTCAGCATTTTCACCAATAAGGCCAGCTCTTAAAACACCACCGGTAATTTTACAATTTATGTTTTTTCCTTCACAATCTATAAAGCAATCATTAAGATCGTTAGTATAGTCAACAATTGTAGCCTTAATTTTGGAAGATGAAACTTTTGTGCCTGCAAAAATATAAGAATCCTCTATTGCAGATTTCTTTATATCGCAATTATAGATGTTACAGTTTTTTATACTAGCATTTTTGATATCGCAAAGTATAAGATCCATATCGACAATTTCAAATGCATTTCTGCATCTTGCCTCCTTTACTTGTGATCTTCCGGTAGTAGTATCGTAATTAAAATAACAAGCAGTTATATTTCCCTCTATAATAAGATCAAATATTTTATCTCTTATCATCGGGAAATATGTTTTAATATTTTCGTCCCATCCTTTAAGATCGACAAAGACGTGGAAATCTGGATAATTTCTAAAGAAAAAATCAGGATTACTGAACGATCTAACAACCTTAGAGTATTTATTCATCATTCCCTGAAGGGTGGCTAAATCATCTTTGCTATAGCCTGTTATTCTATGGCTTAGTAAATCATAAAGGTATAGAATTATATAATCTATCACCTCTCTGATTTCTTTCGTTTTCTTCTGATAATCTCTGTTACCTAAATATCTAAATTCGATATATCCCTTGGGCATCTTTGTGAAATTAACACCATAATATTTGTCCTCGGGTACTCTGTACATTTTAGGATCTATGGTTTGTATATTTTCAAGAATAGAAAATCTATTTCTAGGAATCACCTTCTTTATAGATTTCGCATAGACGTTTTTTTCTCTGCTACCGAATCTGGAATATATGAATCCCTCATCCAAGCCTAATGTAAACTTAAGCTTGTCGAGATTTTCAATCTTATCCTTTATGTCTCTTCTATTCTTATCGTAGCTCACAGAAAATTGGAAAGCGCATCTGTCTGAGGTCCAGCCATTCTCGTCAATCCAATTTAATATTTTTATAAGTATTGGCATTGCCTCATTATAAGGAAGTGGTCCAGTGATGAGTTCCATCATTTTGCTACCTCCTGAATAATCAGGTTCAAGCTTAAAGTTATCTGCGTCTACTGGTATTAATGAATGATATTTTTCAGAAACTATAACTTTTTTCTTGATAAGCTTGGACAATGAATCAGCAGCTTGTCCCTTTAAAAGATTTGTATAGAATTCAAATTCAAATCCTATTACTGAGGAATCAAGTGCATGTATCTTATCAAAATGTGTTCTGTTATCCGACATTTATTAGTTCAACGTATATTTTTCCGGTGATTGTATCAACTTCATATGGAGAAACGGTTACGTCATCTCCAGTTTTGATATTAGCACCCTTCTTACCCAATCTATCTTGAGGTATTAAAGCCATAAGACCGTATTGTACAATCTCAACAAGAGCTCCATTTTTTCTTCTGTGCTTAACCTTAGCTTCTAATGGCTCACCTGTTCCGTCTTTTACGTGATTTTCTAAATCTTGTATAATAACGTTTCTCTCCAATGGCTTATCTAAAGTAAGAGTAAGCCTATTATTATCTTTTATCTCTTTAACATAGAATTCTATCTCAGATCCTGAGCTAAGTAGTGATAATGCATTGTCATCAGAGAATTCAGTTTTGTGAATAAGTCCAGTATAAACGCTGTCCCATTCAACAAAAACACCAAATCCGCTAGTTCCTGTAACATATCCTTTATATTTCTTAGTAAGATCAAGTTCTTGAATTTTAGAATCCATGATCTTATTCAAGTATTTCTTATACGATACGATGAATATGTCTTTTGCTTCAACGTATCCTTCTATCATTACGTGCATTTCTTTGCCGATGTACGATTCAAAGTCAGTAATTTTGTTCGCAGCAGCAAGTGATCCGGGTAGGAAACATTTGATTCCTGATAGTTCAGCAATATAGCCTCCCTTATTTACGCTAAGAATTTTAATTCTATATGCGCTGCTTTCCTTCTTGATTTGTTCAAATAACTCAGCTCTTAAGCTATGGATGTAGTAATCAATAACAGATCCGTTATAGCTTCCGTTAACTTTTCTAATTCTGGCTTTGACCTCTTCACCAGGGTTAAATGTCAATCCTTGTAAACTTAGTTTTTCAGCATCTCTTCTTTCTCTCTTAAGATCAATGTAAATTGTTTGTCCTGATGTTGTTTGTGCTAAAGCTTCATCCTCCTTTAGAGTTATTATCGTGCAAGGGTAAACAGATCCCTCAACAAGATCCTTAGATCCATTATCAAGATTAGAATAGCTTTTAAAATAAAGATCCGCTAATTCCTGAGCATATGGCTCATGGGAGTAGATCTTTGACCCCTCTGGGGCTTTTATTTTAGGGTTAACAACCAATCCATTAGTAACGTCCCAGTCGAAATTTTCGTCAGAATTAAAATTCATATTTTTTTGTTTAAAGGTGTTTAAAGGTATTATTTATTGTACTATATATCACAGTGTAAGTTCCTTTGTTACTCCGGTTTTTTGTTAATAAACTAAAGGTATAAATCCTATCATAGGTATTGGTCCATTTGGTCCAGGTATACCCCCACGATAGATAAATTTAAGTTCTAATAAATGCATACCAAAAGAATATGCTAAAGCTGATGCAACTAGCTTTGCTGCGATTTGTTTTTCTGGTGCCTTGCTAAACCTTTTTCCCGTATTGAAAGCCCTTTTTATATTGTTACCGAGCATAGTTTGGCTACCGTAATAAATCGGAGCATAAAGTCCACCCTGAGGTGGTGAAAATAAAGCAGGTGGTGCACCAGGTTCATTTGTTAGTGGCTGCTGTCCACATGATTTCCAATAATCCAGCACACCCTTGGCCATAACGTTATATGGATCCTCAGGTTTATCCGGATCTGAACTTTTTCTTGCAGCGTCAGCTAATTCATTTATCCAACGAATCTTAAGCTCTCTAAATCTATTTTCTTCAGTATCATATTCAATCCTTTTCCTGAATTCAAGGCTTTGTTTGAGCCATTCTAACCCAAATCCGGTTCTGCTACCAAAAATATTAGCGTTATTCCGAAAAAATGAGGTGTTCTTGAATCCATCTTTGGAAAAAATACCGATGATATCATCAGCATAGCTATATGAATCATCAAAGCTTTTACTTATGCTATTAACGGAGCTATCTGACAACCCATAATTTTTCAACCACTGCTTAAGATACCCAGCATCATATCTTTTAGAATAAGTAAAATGTCTTATAAAACTTGATGTTAGATAAGCAGGTATCTTACTTGGATTACTTAAGTGTTGATCCTGAAAAAGTTCCTTAGTTATATTTATAGCGGGCAATTTTCCTGCTATATCAGAAATATTAAGTTTTCTATTTACCGTACTTGGAATTAATTCTTTTACAAAATTCTTTTTGTAAGCTTTACTGTAGTAGGATATTTTTATACTGCTTGTACCTTTTGAATTCGTTGTTGATATTATCTTTCCCTCAATCAAATCACCTTCACCAGGCTTAGTGCTATTTAAAGACGCGATGTTATCTATATTAGTGTCACCCTTTATATAATTAAATAAATCACTACCTGTCTTTCTTGTTGAATCCGACCACCCGTACTGATATCCCTGAGGTGGGGTTGTTGTATATGATGTTTTATCTGATGCAGTAGTTGAAGTCCATATCTCGGTAATTGTCTTGTATTTAGCAAATCCTCTAACAAGGTCACCGGGTTGAAAATCCCTCTTAGTCTCAATCTTTATAAGATTAATAACCTCGTCCATTATTAGATTACCCCAATCACTATACGAACCTGTCCTTAGTGAATACATCCACTGGAGATACGAGCTAGTACCATCAAACTGATGCAATATTTTTCTAGCAATCTCGAGTACTGCTTGTTTTCTATCTTTGGGAAAATTTGGATATTGTGAAAAGAATTGTGAATATACGAAATCGGGTATTGTTGCTTTATTCTCCTCAGCCCAATCTCTAAAATCCAGCTCAACTTGATCAGCAGCTCCTGATATATCCACCGTGGGTGGTTCAACCTCCAGATCGGCGTATGCTGGATTTGTTTTCTTCTCCTCAAATGTTAGATCACCACCTTCATAGAGCATTTTAAATCCCTTCTTAAAACCCTCATACATAATTGCATCCTGTCCCTTAATATGGGTTTGACCAAATGGCGATGCTGCTTTACCAACGGTCGCAGAAATATATTCATTTCTAAGAAAATCTGCCATCTCATCGTATGACCCGATAGACTGGGATGTTAATTTGCTACTAACATTAGTTATGAATGTTCCCCAATTTGCTGGCATTATTATTTACTTTTAGATACCTGACTTAGATGCTGAGGATCAGTCATTGGAATTATAGGAACCCCCGATGGACCAACCCCAGTTGGGTGTGTGTGCTGATTGTATAATTGTAAGAACTTATTTCCGAGAATGATTTTTTCTACCGCTCCCTCTCCTAGTTCTATGTTTTCTGATTTTATGATGACCTTTTGTTTACCGTCACTTTTTTCCATTCTAAACTCATCGCCATTCATTTTTATCTTGACTCTAAGCTTTTCCTTATCAGTTCCTGCATTTTGTGTATCTAGCTGTATGGTTGCATCACCCAATTGAAAAACTAATCCCTTACTTTTAGTGTAGATCATCTTAAGTACACCAGGTTGTGCTTCATTGTCATATATTATTGAATGCGTTCCCTCATAAGAATTCTCTGTCTTTAGCTCCTCATTAAGGTCCTTAGACATTTCCTTTATATAATGGTACTGCAATTTATAATAATTATTCTCCTCGAAATGAACTGCCACAACGGAACCTAATTTAGGTATGGATATGTTACCTCCACCAAAATTTCCACCGAATGACATACCAGCAATCTGTTCAGCCCAAGGAAGATCCTCGACCGGAACATCATCAAATATACCATAAACATTAATTTTTGCTCTCCCCTGGTAAAGTGGATCCTTTATATCAACTACTTTACCGAGATAGGTTCTTTCACTTGGCATAATTATTCAAATTCAGTTTTAGGTGTATTAAATCCACCCTTACTTATATTATATTTTGTAGGAGGTTTTAAGTTTCCTAAATCCTTAGGCTTGTCTACCACAAAATCACCACTAGTTGGCGGATAAACTTTCCCTATATCACCTCTCTTTATATCCGGTTTAGGTTTGTTGTAAACTGGTGAAGGTTTTTGTTCAAATGTATTCGAGGGATCTCTTAATTCACCACCCGAAGAAACAACTCTACTCTCTGGGTATACCTGTCCACCTAAATTATTAGGTGATTGACTGAACGGAGCATCCGGATATACCTGAGTTTCCTGTAAATTTCCTGGTGTTGGTGGATTGGTATAAACAACCTCACTATTACCAAGTTGACCTGGCGTTGGTGGGGTACCATAAACCTGTTCATTAAAAGTGGGATATGTTCTGTTGGGTACACCTAGATCAGATCCAGGTACATTAGCATAAACATCGTCATTCGGTGCAACATAAACTCTATCAGGTACACCTAGATCAGATCCAGGTACATTAGCATAAACATCATCGTTAGGTGCAGCATAAACTCTGTCGGGAACTCCTAAATCAGATCCTGGCACATTAGTGTAAACATCACCACCAGGAGCAGGATAAACTCTATCAGGTACTCCCAGATCCTGTCCAGGAACTGTGTCATATGCATCGCCATTCGGAACAGGATAAACTCTATCAGGGACACCTAAATCTGGACCTGGTACATTACCATAAGCATCCCCTCCGGGTGCTGGATAAACTCTATCAGGTACACCGAGATCACTTCCGGGTACTTTAGCGTAAACGTCACCCCCTGGTTCAGGATAAACCCTCTGTGGTGGTCCGCCGAGTCCAGTTGATTGTGGAGTAGGGAATGATGTTTGTCTAAACCCTGCATTAACACCAGGTATATTATTTAGAAAATTCTGTGCATTATTAAATGATAGTTGTGCTGTTATCTGACCTGGATCAAAGCTGTATGCATTACCTAAAGCTAATTTATCCAGACCTGCAAGATTAGGTTTAATAAAACTTGCAACCCCCTCATTTATTAGATCATTAAGTGAATTACTTATAAAGTTAGTTAGCAATTCACCACCAAGGGATAGCACATCATTCGTATCTCTTGGCGATTTTTGAACTGCAGATCTAGCAGAATCCCAGCCATCACCAAGTATTAATGGTTTACCATCCTGTCTTATGTTTGGATATTGATTTCTCACTCTAACCTTACCGACATGTATTTTGAATTTCTGGGCTACCTGCTCTGCTACAGTACCTACATTTATGCTAGAACCTATTGGACTACTATCAGTAAAATCAAATTCACAGTTTCTGCATTCAAAAACAAGCATTGGTTTAATACCCGATTGATCCTGTTGGTTTTTAAAAAGGGACAAATCATTATCAACACCAGATTGATTCAATACATTTCCAACAAAAGAATTAAATCCACTTGCTGGATTTATATTTGACCCACCAGCATTAACATTCTGATTTTGTTCACCGCTTATAGTATCAACAACACCAAGATTGCTTCCTGGGTTATTCCCTGATCCCAGTAATGTGGATAGATTATCGATAGCAGTTAGAGCAGCAGATGCACCAATAAGTCTCGATGTTTTAAAAAAGTTCCTTATCTCGGAAACGAAAATGTACATGGTAAATTTTCTAAGGTTTCTAGGTATAAGTTCTCTCATATTATCATAATCAAAAGTAGCTTGATTATAAAGATCCGCCAAAGCAGTCATCCTCAAGTTCATTGACTCAAGAGTTTTAAACTCCAGCACTTTATTGGCTGTTCTCTGTGCACTAAAAGTACCCTCACTTCCTGGTTGATATCCAGGTCTAGCAACTTTTGCCAGATTATCGAGGCCATCTATAGATTGTATAAACCAGGGTGAATTTGATAGGATGTCACTAAGTATTATCTTAAATTGTCTAAGCATATCCGCTCTTTTTCCGCCATAGGGGTAACTAGCTTCCCTTTGTTCTAAATAGCTTGCTGCAGAATAGTATGCAACCTTACCATTTAATCCAGGTGTTAAATAATCATATTGAGGTTGTCCGAATGGATTGCTACCAAAAAAATTATTCTGAGCTCCATAATAATAACTATCATCCTTGAAAAGTGGACTTGGTGGTAGTCCATCCTCCGCATTGATTGGCAATGTTCCAAAATCAAAGATTATCTTAAACCCAAGATACGTTGGATCCTCATAGTTTCCTTGCTTTGATAGTTTAAATCCCTTGAGAAATAGACTCCTCTGTTTATCTGTTGCTCCTAATGACATTTAAGATGATTATTTCTATATTTATCCGACATTTAAAATTGTCTACTTTGTATTGATATTGGGAATGCTTTAGGTATTGCTCCTGATGAGTTAGCTGTCCACATTCTCTTAGAAAGTATAAGTCTTTGTGTCATTCCTCCTGACATCTGCGACCATGACACATTCATACCAGTTATAACATAAAGGCCTGACAAAAATTCGTCCTTTGTTGGTGCTGTATTTGTATTTGGCGATTTATTTGGGGTATCACCTGTATTCTGCTGCCTTGTGGTAGCACCAAATACATAAATAACAACGGGTATTACCTGTCCTCTATAGATACCAGGGAAATAGCCAGTTAGCTCAACCTCTAATGTCATTTTAGTGACATCGTTTATATTAATCAGATTCTGAACCTTGGCATGATAGAAGTTTTTATGTACCCCGTCCACACCATTAGGGTCAGTGTTTAATACACCAAGCCATTCTCTTCTTGTTTCCTCCTTATAATCGTTGCTTCTTGCCCTCCCTTTCTGTAGAATTCCACCCTCGGGCACATGCTCGGGAGTCTGAGATTCCATATCATACTTAATGTACTTTGTATTTGGATCTTCAGCTACCATGCTCTCGTCATAAAATCCAATGGTAGTGATGTACCCCATTTTATTCGTATTTGATCCTGATACTGAGGTCAGGGTATACCCATTTATCATAAAGGGATTCGTTCCAGCTCCAGCTCCGTTGGTTAAAACAAGTGGTAAAGTAGCAGGACTTGGCTTAGCAGTTCCGGGAATAAGTGCATCAACATTAACGCCCTGTTTAGTGTTACCCGGTATTATAACAATCTCCTGCTTAGGATCTCCGGTAAATGCAAATTGAGTCCCTAGATTGATAAAATTTAGATTATAGTAACTATCTATCCAGCAGTCATAAAAGCTCTCCTCGTCGTCCTTATATGCTCTAATAGCTACCTCCTGTATAAAGTCGTAATATGAATAATTTGGACATATCCATGTCATCTTATCGTCAGTAGCTTTCTCATTAGTAGAATATCCGAGATTTAGCTCCTGTGAAACCTCCAATAGGGTATCACTGGATGTCATCGATTTAAAGGACTTTATTTTTGGAGAATATAAACCAGGTATATTACACTCGGCAGTAATTATAAATTTAAAATATGTTCCATCAGGATCGCTTCCACTTTCTGCATATTTACTTGAAACATCACCAGACACGGTCAGTATTCTAAAGTCCATTCTAAAGGCCTTGTATAAATCACCCTGTGATTTCATATACACTGAAACAATATCACCATCCTTAGGATAGTTTACAGAGATGAAAACAGGATCACCCGCAGAGAAAGTAAATCTTATAGTGGGTAAAAATCCGCTAAGATCCAGATTAAAATTAATTAGAAAATTTGTTACGTTATATGCATTTATGGTTATGAAGGGCGAGGTTAATCCAGTTGCAGCTTCTGCATTTGCTGCAGTGTCTCTCTTAACATTGGGATCATCCGAACCATTTGATCTATCAACCTGGATCATCTCATCCAGCTTCATATTATTCAGAGCAAGAGTACCAAATTTTATATCTTCACTAGTCATTCCCATTAGTTAACTGGTCTATTAAATCCACCTCCACCTGCATTAGGAGCAAATATAAGGAATCCGTTACTTTTAGCTACCGCCTTGTCACCCTCCTGAGCTACATTTGGTGGAAGAACCATTGCGGGCTGGTTTTTAATTTTGGAATCCAAGAATTTTTTTCTACCCTCACTAACCTTGAATTTTTTCTGTTCCTGATTTTTTCTAAACACCTGATTAGGATTCGTGTTGGTATTGGATGAAGCCTGTGCTTGATTTATTGCTTTCTTATTATTATATGAGCCCTCAACGGTACTTCCGGTTGGTATTGCCATAATCTTACCCTCCATTATTGCAAATGGGTTGCTTATATTATTTAATTTTAGCATTGATCCCATTTTACCATGATCCCCCATTTTTATAGCTGCAATCAAATCAGGTCTCATCTGGTAATATTCTGTAATTATAAAAAGACTATCTATATTGACTGCAGTATTTCGGTAAGAAATAGATGCCCTAGTAAGATCCCATATACCATATGAGCTTGTATTCTCAAGTGTTGTTTGAGGATTAAAAATCGATTTGTTTTTGGACAGGGTATCTATAATTAAATATGACATTTCTTGTATCTTATTTTAAGGTGTATTTGTAGGTGACTGCTGGTTATCAGGTGATCCAAAAGGATTACCATTTAGATAATTATCCTTAGTTTGCTCACTAAGTACGTTTCCTGCGGTATCAGCAAATGAATTATATGATTGAAGACTTGACGTTGTTGATTGAGATGTTTGATAAAGTCTTCCGTCACCTCTATTGAATATACTCTCTATTTCACCTCTTTCTTTATCCCTTCCGTGTTTAAGACTAAATGTAGCCTTTAGAGTTGTAGGAAAATCATCGGGACCTAGTATATCACCAAATTCTATCTTTACGTTATCGCAAATCAAATTTCCCATCATAGCGATAGGATTGCATGGATTACCTATTGTTAGGTGCCATTCACCTACAGGTGCACCAGTTAATAAGCTCATCGGTACCTTTAAATTTGTTACCATATCTTCAGTAACAGCAAGCTTAAGAAGCTTACCAAATCCTGAACCAAATTTCTTTGCCAGGTCCTTTATTTTATCAACACTGATGCCTTCGGATGTAATTTTTTCCAGCTGTGCTTTTAGATCAGCAAGTTGGGCGTCATCCGCTCCGCCTCCACCGCCACCTATTTGTCCAGTTAAGGCAGGTTCATCCACTGATTTTACTGCATCACCTGTCGGATTTGTTAGCTTATCACCGTATGCCAATATAAAAGCCAGGGGATCCTGGTAAAACGTTGCTAATCCAGCATCACCACCAGGAAATCCAAATGCAGGAAAATTGGAGCTATATCTTATATCAGGGGTCAGAAAATTACCGTAATTGGTACCAATGGAGAGTAAGTTACCCATAATATCAAGCATTGCAGCTTTGGTGTTAACCTCGCCAACTGATGTTAAATCATATTCAAAAACAACATCCATTGTGCCCCAAGTGAAAGTAAGACCAGAATCTCTGACCTGTGTATTCTTCACAACATCTACCGGTGTCCAAATATATTCGCTCATAACTCCAAATTTGGAATCATCATTAGCGCCACCCTTTGCTCTATCTCTCAGACCCTGAAATCTTAGATCGTCTATTGTTGTGTTATTTGGATCAAAGGCAACTGTCATTCCCTCTGTAACCGATCCTATAGTATTGGATAAAGTATCTGTGCCGGTTGCAGTTCTAGCAGCTCCTGCAAACCATTTATAAGGAAGATCTCCGAAAAATCCCTTAGAAAAAGCCTCCTGATTAACTATATCCGCTTGAGTTTTCGATGTCCAAGATAATCCTGTTGTGAATTCAATGAGTGTGCTTAATTTATTTTCAGTATTTCCGCCAAACCAGGTGATAGCCTGTGCAACAGGTCTTGCCGCACCCTCCTTGGTATATGATTCTGAAGCTTTTACGCTATTAGGAGCAGATAGATTATCAAGTACTGGGGTAGGAAATCTTCGGAGTGTTATCATGTAGTTATTGGGAATAGCTCCATAATATTTACAGTAAAGGAAATCTTTCCAATAATAAGGTGCAGATAGTCCACCTATTATGCTTCTTTCAAAGTTTGAATTTAAACCTGATAACATTCCGCCAGTGTTAGCAGAAACTGCCTCCAGGTAATTCGTTTCTCTTACAAGGAAACCTGCTGATGGATTCCTTGATTTTAGTGAGGAAACTCTTGTGTTATACTCGGCGTTCTCCGATTTATAATAAGCATCGACAAAATTATTATCATTGTTACCCAATGAATAAAATAAAAATTGTCCGTATTTACCAGGGGATCTTTTACCAGCTTCGTAAAATAGACTCCTTGCGGTAGGTCCTTTGAATGGGTTATTTGTTCCTAGGTTGCTATAGTTACTAACTATATCGCCACCTAGGCCTTTCGCAATACGTTCTTTAGCACTTGGAAGAGTTGACATCTACTATATTAAATCTTTTTTAAAGACTATGTATAGTATATTCGAATGCTTCTGGATATTCTTCCAGAAAATTTTCTAGGTTTCCTACGAAATCCTGGGATAAATTCTTATAGCAAACAAGTATACCATCACACTTAGTACTATATATTCCCTGTAGGATTTTCTTGCGAATAGTGTAGTTTATTATGAACTCAGATTCAACAGCCAGATTATCTGTCTCGTATCCAAGTTCTCTTATTATTTTTGATATATCAACAACATAAAAATCAGATCCCCCGATAGCTCTTTTTTTAGCTTCCTTCGGCGAATATTTGGATATGTAGAAATTTACTTTCGGATTACTCTGCATTATCTCCATTAGATTCGAAATTAGTCCAATCCCTTTTGTTCAGCAGAGTATGAAATGATGAATATTCACTAGTTTGATTTTTGTACATGAAAAAATCATCAGCTTCTTTAGTGGGTAGGTTTCTTTCATTATCACTACGGATAATTTCGTTCTTAACCCGTTGTAAATGTTTACGATGTATATTTTGCCCATCCTCCCTGCTAGAATTAAACTCAGAAATACTATTCCCCTTGGACTTAGAAATTCCAAGTTGTCTCATCAGCTGTCTTCTTTCTCTTCTGTTACTCATATTTTAAAAAATTAAATGTCCGCTGAAAATCCTTTTGATTGACCGAAAACTGAATCATCTCTATTATAAAGATCCATACCGACAACAAATTTAAAAAGCTTCAGAAATAAAGCCGGAATAAAAACATCCTTAGATTTAACAACGTCATTGGCTGGTATAAAATGGAAAGAAGATAATCTTTCCTGTTTAGACCCATCAGTTGAGGCTTCACCTTTTTCTATTCCAGTAACATCTATAGCAAAACAAGGGTACTCCTTGTCAACAAACTTCGTTGCAGTAACAGTTCCTAGATAATACCATCTATCATTATCAGGTACATCGTATCCAGACTCCTCCTTTAGCTCTCTTTTAGCAGTTTCAAGGTAGTCAGGATCCTCGTCCTCGCATGTTCCCGTTATTAGGCTTGTGCAATATCCACCTTCTCTAAATAGATTTCTTTCCCTAAGTACACCTAGCATTAAAGGAAGCCCGTTATCATCCGTAACGAATGGCAAAAGCATTACGGTTTCCACTGTTGCAACTATGCCTGGTTTACCGTCTCTTTCAGTAACATTAAATTTCGGTGTATTCAGAAGGATTTTATCCTTTTTATCCTTGTTCTTCATCTCTTGTATTTCTTGTATTTGAACTATTCTTTGTGGATTTCTCTTTTACTAAATCTTTCTTATCAGGTATTAGATAATATGACTTTTTAATAGATTCACCTAATGAAGTCTTAATATCATCTATATCAACTCCGTCCAGAACAAAATTAATGATCTCATTATCAGCATCATCAAAAGAGCTTGATAATACCCCGTAAAGATCCTTTGGGGGAAGATTTAATTTTATCTTTATTGAAACCTCAACGACGTTCTTTTTTTGTTTTCTTAATAGATTATATATCGGAGAATTTTCATTACCTCTTTTTGGTGATTGCTCATCGTATGCTATATC